CACTTCTGTATGGCTTTTACTGTGCCTTTTCCCATGATGGCATCAATCGCACCATTGTAGTATCCAAGCTTCTTGAGTGCGGTCTGTACAACAGCTATTGAGTTGTAGCCAAATAAACCATCAATGACCAATGGCTTTGATGCATCGAATTTAGCAGGGAAGTGCGGTCTGTATATGCCCTGTATGTATTTCACAGGTCTTGTTTTCTGTGCTACGATCCCACCATTTGTATTGCCCTCTATTGTATAGGCCTCATCACAGTTCTTGCGCTCTCTGATGAAGCCAATATGGTCTGGCAAGCCATTGTGATTCCAATCGAAAAAACCAATGTCCATAGGGAGTGCAAGATAAGCAGGTATCATGGCAAGATTTGCTGAACACCACTTGATCGCAGTTGGACAGTACACAACCTTTTTCCCCCCATAAAAAAGAGGGGAATCATTCCCCTCATGGAAGATATACGTTACAAAGGCACAGCACCATGCACCGCTTGAATTGCAGTACCGATTGAATACCGCACCACCCTGCCCAAGATGAGCCTGTGCAAGTTTAAGAAGTTCTGTGTTATTCGCACCCATCTTCTTCACCCTCTTCCTCAATAAAAGAATCAGCAGGTTCTTCTGCTGTTTCCCACTCATGGTCTTTAAGTGCTTTCATCTCTCTTGTTATCTTTGTGCCTGTCTGCCCCTCAACAGTAAAATCATTGTTGTAGTACAACGCAAAAGCACCTGCACAGATTGTGAATGCAAGTGAGATGATGTTGTACACCAAGTTGGCTGTTGCGTTGCCAAGATCCACCGCACCTACTGATGCTATGGCTTGATTGACACACGCAATGGCAAATGCTATGGTGCGTATCTTTGTGCCTTTATTCATATGCTTATAAATCCTTTCCGTTGACTATGATGCAAGTCAACACAAGACCGATAATTAATCCTATAACAAATCCAACTGTGAATGACATTATGGTTTCTCCTATGGTGTAATATAAACAGGACTCTGCCTTATGAGGTTTCCTGTTCCCGTTGACACTCTTTGCAATTTTATCTCTCCATTCGGCTCGACGTAAAGAAATCCATATGTACCACCGAGTATATAACCGCCAATAGTAACTTCAGTAATTGGTCTGAAACCATCGGGTACAGTCCCCACAACAGTCGCAGTTCCTGCGGTTAAATTGAGGTTGAAATTAACGGCAAGTTTTAGCTGTACAATGTGTCCTATCTTGATGAGTTCACTCCAGTTACCGCTATTCCCACCTGTTATAGTTGGGGTGGCTCTTTCAATTTCTTCACCACCAATAATAGATGATGTAACTTGGTACATCCATTCTTTTAAACTTTTGTCTACCATGCCTATATCCATCCTTTATCAAGCAATGCTCTGTACAGTTTATAATCAATGTCAGTTGGGTCTGTGCTTTCATCGTCTATGGAAATATTCACATCTTGACGGAATGTGGCTTCCATGTTGCAGAAAAAACCATCTTCTGATGATGGTTGACCAAATGCAATGCCATGCCCACCTGCCAAGAAGTCTATGGTATAGAATGCGCTTGCAAGCATCTGCGTGATAGCCGTACCACTTGCATTGCTGTCAACAGGTGTAACGCTTATCTGATGTGAGGTCTGTAAGTCTAATGTGCCAACAACTCCATACAAGGTTTTTGGACTTGTAAAGCTACCTGTGTTTGTCCAATCTACCGCATTTGAAACAGCACCGCTTGTTGCTCTTGTTGTGTACCATGTTGCGGTTTCTTGTACTCCATCAACCAATACAACAGGTTCTCTTAAGGCAACCCCATCAGACGCATAATCAAATACCGCAGTTAATGTTGCGTATTGCCCCTCATCATCTACCACACCGCTTGCCGTTGTTCTCTGTACTGTGAATGACATTGCAGGTGGTGGGCAAGGCTTTACTACAACAGCATCAAAGGCTTGCGTTGTGGTCTGCCCTCTTGAATCTGTTACTGTGACAGTTGGTGTAAATGTACCCTCTGCCGTAAGTCTTATCGACAAAGGTGTTGTAGTTCCAGAAACACTTTGAGTTCCGATCTTGAACACAATGTTGGAAATGTTACCGCCATACTGCGCTGTGACATCACAAGCCAAAGTCGCTGTGGTCAAGTATGCGAATGGTTCATTCGTATCATATGTCACACTTGAATTACTGATTATAGGTGGCGCATCAAGTGTGTATCTCTTGAATACACCTAAATCTATCCAATCCGACATATCTGTGCTTGGGTTATCCACATCACCATAGGTTGCGATGCCGTATGGTGCTACATATGCCCCATTGCTCACCGCACCAGATCGCAATTTCACCGCTCTCAAGTATTGCCTTGATTCAATAGTTCTTGTAGTTGGATTGCTTGAATTGAAGTATCTATCTGTGTTTACCGAGCGAATCGAACCTGCGGTCATGCGAGTTTGATTAGGTGACCAATCAAGAATACCATCTCTAAGTCCTGTGTTAACTCGAACACCACCTGTTATCACTGTGAGATTAATATTGTCACTTGCGTGAGTTTTGCCATCAGCATTATTGGCATAAACCCTATTTATCTGCGAATAATATTGGAAATTAAATGTTTCCCCACTCACTACTGTATCTTCAGTAGATGTCGGCATCTTAAATGTGAGTGTCCATGTGGATGTTGCAGTTGATGGTGATGATAACTCTGGTTGCTCTGTAAATGTTAGTGTTCTTTCGTAAGCCATAGTCTTATCCTATCCATTTCAAGTTAAGATTGTTGCGTTGTGGACTCTGTGCGTTTGGATGTACTTTCCATGACCATTGACCTAAACCGCCATTAGCCACAGGAATGCCCAAATCCATCTGCTGAAGCACAACAGATTGCGTGATGTACAGTTGGTTGTTGTTTATGTACGCTACTCTCTGTGAGCCTTGATAGAAGCCAAGTTCTGTTCCGTCCATCTCTATATGGAATGAGGACGCATCTCCAACTTGAGCTGTTGAGCCGTACTTTCCGGTAATCTTTCCTGTCGGACCGTATATAACCACACCATCTGTTGACGAGAGCAGTATCTTCGTGTTCATGTTTGGGTCTTGAACCCAAAGTCCAGCAGATGTTACCGCAAGCCTCGATACAACATAGTCCTGTACCGCCTCATCTATGCTGACTATCTCATAGTAATTTGTAATGTCAGCAATGACAGGATTCGTCACAACAGCATAGGAATATGTACTTTTTACGGCAACGCTTACCGAACCACAATCTGCCCATACATTATTCACACCTAACAGAGTTGCTACCTGCTGTGGTGTCAGTTGGTACGTTTGTGGTGTGGCAAGAGGGTACACGATTTGAAGCGGATTGCTTGCGAGCCAAGTTTTAAAATTCGCACGAGAATCCGAGACAGGCGGATACACAAATACTTGACCGCTTGATTGCAGAAGGAATATAGTTCCAACTGTTGTCGCAGATGATGAATATGCAAATTCATTAGAAAGGACTTCGCCTCTGCCCGTTCCGCTTCTGTATACTCCATCGGGAATAATTGCAAACCTTGTGTTTGCGCCTGTCCACGATTCGTCAGAACTGCCATCGTATTCTGCGTATCCATGTGTCAATGTCAGCACACCGCTCACTACATCAAGAGTACCGCCATATACTGTGCGTCCAAGTGCGGTTGTGTAAGTGCGTCCGTCTGATGCAGATGTTGTCGGTGATACGATGGTGTCCACCGATGTCCGTCCGCTGATAGGACGCACATTCGTAGGCGATGGTGTACCGCTACCTGCTTGGATTGGTTCGATGTCGACTACAAGGCTTTCGATGTTGTCCCCAGCTGTAGTTTCAAATGTTGCTATTGAGCCACTATAACTACCGCCAGCATATCCGCTTCGAGTGAAATACCACTTGCCTTCAGATATTTCTGTATCGTTTGTTAGCTGATACTCTGCGTTTGTCGATAGCAATTTGAGAACACCGACTACATCTTCGACTATGCCGAGCTGTCCGAGTGCTGTGTTTGCGCTCCTGTTTGCGCTTTCAGCAGATGCTTCTGCGCTATCAGCTGATGTCTTGGCTTGGTCAGCATAATCCCATGCTTCAGATGCTTTCTGCCCTGCAACCTCTACAAGATAATCAAGACCATCTTGCGCTCTGTTCTTGATGACCTCACCTGTGGTTTCATCTTTTACAAGGTCAGCTTCAGATACTCTTACTTCTGTATCACCATCAAGGTAGTAGTAATAGTTGAATTCCTTGTTTTTGTAGACAGTTTCTACTGTGCCACCATTGTCATACTCATAGGTGACAGTACCATAGGTGGTTTCATCAAGGGCATCAGCAATATCTGAAGCATAGTTGGCTACATCACTCACAGATTTGATTGAGGTTAATACTATTGTGAATTGTGCTTTTACCATGTCAGTTCGTTTCCAATCTTACTGTTATGCTTATGTTCTCAATGTCCATGTCGGATGTGATTGTGTAAGTCTTTCCTGTACCCAACACTCTGGTAAGGTCATCATGGTTGTACCACTTGATTGTTCCTATCCTTGCTACAGTTTCATCAGAGATCTCTGTGCCATACAGGAAAGTATGTGCTGTCAGTACAGTTGCCACATTCGTTTCAGTAAACACATCACCTGCTGATGAAGTGATCTGCATGGTGTACGCAGGTTTCTCTGCAATGTTGGCAAAGTCTGATGCAAGCTGTGCGATCTTTTCGGATATACCGCTATCCCTCAACAGGAATTCACCAATGACCGCTGTTTTGGTATCTTCTGCCACGCAGGTTTCTATCTGCAATAATCGTGCTTCTAAATACAGTTCACCCTGCTCATCTATGATGTTGATTCGGTCACCAATGCGTATATCTTCTGGCAATCTTGCAAAATCCACTTCATAGTTCACCGCTATCTGTGACTCTCTTTGCAGTTGCGCTCTTGCTTGCCCTGCCAATATTGACTTGTCGGTGGTGTCAAACTCATATGATCCTACCCACAGACCATCCACATCAAGAACGCTTGACCATCTTGCCATTGCTGTCAGATTGCGCATCTGACCTGTGGTTGGTTCTACTTGGTACACATCACCTGTAACTGGATCTGTATATGAATAGTTGTAGCCAATAAGGTTGATTGGTGTGTCAGAACCCTCTGGTGTACCGCCTGTAACATTGAAAGCTGTTACAAGGTCTGCTATGGATTTCTTGGTGTAGATCCTATCCAAGTCATAGTTCAGCCTTAACTGCGGTATGGCTTCTTGGTTGCCACGCTTCTGCGTTACGTTCAGCACTTTGGCTTCTACCTGCAACCTGTCAATGACAAATGAATAATATAATTCACAGCCAAATAAATTAGCCACAGACATCAAACGCTCTGTGGCTGTTGAAGCACCATCCCATGTGTACGTTCTTGACGATACAGGCGCATCCTCAATGTTCAATGACCAATCTGACGGCAGAAAATACCGCATCATGTATTGGATACTTCCTGTTAAGGTGACCGCTCCGCATTGTGTGTTCAGCAGGTCTAAACCTGCGTCCTCTGCGTATAAGGTTATCTCCTGTGTTTTTGTATCGAATTCTGTTTCGATTATCTGATACAGAGAATCATATATGTTGCTCTGGTCACCTGTGTTTGATTGCTTCAGAATGAAGCACCCTACCTGCACAGCATCTTCAAGTTCTGCCCTTGTTTCTGCTGTGTATGAGATAACACATTGGAACGTATTAACACCTGTTTCTACGCTCTCTACAGTTCGGTCATCACTTATACGATAACCGGCAGGTAGAGTTGTTGATGCATGACCCAGAATGATCAATTCTCTGTCAGCAAAGTAAATTATCATATGAATACCTCATTGTATTCTATTTCTATCTGTGGCTTGTAGTTAGGATCTACCCAATCTGACCATGTAGCACGAATCTGATTAACTCCATTGGTCAGCATGAATGACTCCCAATCATTACCAAGCGCACCATACTGCGGTTCAAGTGTACCGCCTATAGAACCCTCTCTGTATATCTGCACAGTAGCGTCATTGCAATCAGCTTCAACTATGTCACCTGCGGTGAACACATTAGGCTGTTCTGCAAATATCGCACCTGTTTCTCTTCTGAACAGACAAGAATGTACTGCGTTGGTATTGAATGTACCGCTTGAATACAGTTCTATTGTTTTTGCTACTGTCTGGTTAAGGGCAGGTGCTTTGAATGTCCTTGTAGGCAGGTTGCCAATGTCAAAGCTGATTTCATCCCCATCCTTGTAAATCATGGAATTGAGATTGCTCTGTGTATAGTTCCATCCCCTCTGGACAGTACGCACCCTCTTTACCCATACAGTTTGTGTGATGGTCTTGTACTTTTTCTTTTTCTTTTTCTTCTTGGTCTTGACCTGTACCTTGACCCTTTGTGTAGTAGGTACGGTGTAGGTTTCCTGTACATAGACAGGTGTGCGCTGACAATAACCGAAATGGTTGTTATAGTAGGACACATCAATGTTGTCCTGTCCTACTACAGTACCACCTACAATGTATTCAACCCTGCCTGTTGTGCCGTTGCCACTCTTGACGATACGGAAACCCACTACAACATTGTCATTGGCATCTGACACGCTTACACCAAATGTACCTGTCTGATTAGGACTTGATACACAGAGTCTTTGCACCAAATCTACTTCAAGATTTACCGCACCATCTGTGGTCTGTTTAAGTGATCCAGAAGAACCCATGATGGCATAGCTTTGCGTCTGCCCTTGACCATTCATCCAATAGGTATCAGATATAGAGCCTACTGTAACATCACTAACTGTCCACCCTGTTGTATCAATAAACTCATGATTGATAAAAGTGACAGCAGACGCATATTCATCTCTATCAATAATGTCTGGGTTGCCAAGTTGGATGATGTTTTCATTGCCATCCATGAAAGCCACAAAGCCACAATCACCATCCTCTGAAGAAGAACCACCGCTTTTAGCACCTGCAAATTTTGCCCTTAAGACAGGTCTTGCAGGTTGACCGCCCTTGTATTCAATAGCGAATGTGGCAGATGTATCTGTGACCTCTGCATTGTCAAGGGTAAGAACTGTTGGCACTATACTTCTCTTGAATGGGTAAGCACAGTATATCTGCCATTCACCCTTTACAGACAATTGACCTGCTTCAACCTCTGCATTGAAGATCGGTATACCTGCAAAAAACTTGTCAGTTTCGTCATTGAATATGAAATCAGCTTCATCAAGTGAGAGCAGGTTGTTCAGTTGGTTGAATCTTCTGCGGAATTCCCAAGTGTCTGGTGCAATAAGCTGAAATCCTATAGTGAGTTTCCTTGCAGGGTATCTCTTATACTTGAATGTTTCACCATCTGCTACTCCAACAGAGTAGGTGTTTAATTCCACCTCAAGTGACTCTCTGCCCTTTGTGTATAGCGTTCTGTATCCATCTACAACATTCTCAAGGTACTGTCCATTGATTGACACCGCTTCAGATGGCAATGCAGGTGTTATTTCTGTATGATCCGTTGTATCTCTGAATGTGTACATCATCTAACACCTCTCAATCTTGATTGCCTTGTATCTCTTGCGTTAATAGCCTGTGACATATCACCTGCTGTTGCCTTTGCAAACTCTCTGCCGTTTATGTACAGAGGTACGCTTATTTCATAACTTGCGGTTGTGCCGTACTCATATGCCAAGTCACCCATGCCCATAGCGTTCATTGATGGGATGGAAACAAGACCAAGTGTTGCCTGTTCTACGGACTTGCCCATTGATTCGATACCAAGCGCAAATCCCTCACCTGTCCATTCACCAAGCTGTCGGAATACCCTTGACGGAGAACCGATACCAAGCACTTTCTTGACCGCCTTTGGAAGTTTGCTTGCCAATGCTTTGACCTTTGCTACAACAGAATCAAACTTGGCTTTGATACCATTCCACAGACCTGCAATCATATCTCTGCCGATACCTGCAAGGTTGCCCACACCGCTCTTTATCTTCTGCGGTATCTGTCTTGCCTTTGAAGCAACCGCACTTGGTATGGATCTGAAACCATTTGTGATACCTCTTAACAGCGCAACCATAAGATTGACACCTGCTGTGAGTATCTGCGGTAATGCTTTGACAAATGCCATTATTATCTTACCTGCGATAGATACCGCCTTGTTAGCAAGATTGCCCTGTCCAGATGTAAGACCATTTATGAGGTTGGTTATAGCTTGCAGACCTGTGACAATAAGCTGTGGCAATGCTGAACCTATACCCTCTATCAATCTCAAGATAAGCGCAATACCGCTGTTGATGATGTTTGGCATAGCATTGCCTATGCCTGTAACCAATTTGCCTACCATGTTCATGCCTATAGGTATCAGTTCTTCAGCTTTCTGCCCTATCTTGGCGAACACTACGCC